CATAAACTTTGGGAAGGTGCATCTCAAGGGACTAACTCGTATAAACCATTTCGGGTTGATTGGTACGATGTTCCCGGCCGTGATGAAGAATGGAAAAGAGAAACCATATCCAATACCTCCGAACTTCAGTTTGAACAGGAATTTGGCAATAAATTCATCGGTGTAGGTAATACCTTAATAATAGCAGATACTTTACTTAAATTGAGATCCATAGAACCTATTCATAGGTTCCCCGATGGAGTTCTTATATATAAGGAACAACTTCCAGATCATCAATATATTATGATGGTAGATGTTGCTAAAGGAAGAGGTAGAGATTACTCGACATTCAATATAATTGACGTATCTGGAGAAGTATTCGAACAAGTGGCAGTGTATCGTGTTAATACGATATCACCCCTATTGTTTCCTAATGTGATATATAAATATGCTAAAGCGTATAATAACTGTTATGTTGTCATTGAGTCTAATGATCAGGGGGCGGTTGTTGGTAATGAATTATACTACGAATTGGATTATGAGAATACGTATGTAGAATCATTTATTAAGTCGAAAGATGTTGGTATTACTATGACGCATAAAGTTAAACGTATAGGGTGTTCTAACATAAAAGACATTATAGAAGAAGGAAAGTTGACATTATATGATGCACATACTATCAATGAATTAACTACGTTTGTTGCTAAAGGTGCATCATTTGAAGCAGGTAAAGCTCATCATGATGACTTAGTCATGAACTTAGTCATGTTTGGATATTTTGTACAACTAGGATTCTTTAATGAGATATACGATATAGATATCAAATCATTGATATACGATGAACAACAAGCAGAGATAGAACGGGACATATTACCATTCGGATTCATTGATGATGGTCAGTCATCATCGACAGATTGGAACTTAGGGTAATTAAGAAATCCGCAAACTTATAAATAATAATAATTGAGTAATAACCGTATAATGTATACATATAAATAATTTAAACATATTGAGGATAACGACATGGGATTTCAAGTATCGCCCGGCATACAAGTAAAAGAGATAGATCAAACCAACAGTGTACCTAAGAATTCGGCAAATATTGGTGCGGCCGTAGGTTACTTTGATTGGGGCCCTACCGGACAAATAGTTCAGGTAGCATCAGAAACACAATTAGTAACAGCAATGGGTAAACCTACTGAGAAAATAATCACAGATTTCTTACCATTAACAAATTTTTTAAAGTATTCTAACACATTAAATATTGTTAGAAACTCACACGACTTAGACTCAGCTGCGCATGCATCTAACCGATCCGGTGCTGGTAAGAATGAAGATAAACCTTCTATCGGTAATGCGATAGAATTTGAGTCATACGCGTCTGGTCATTTTAACAATGCAGGAGCTCCTGCTAATAACTCAGAATTGACATACTTCATCGCAAAATACAAAGGTTCAAAAGGTAACGCTTTGTCTGTTGCAATCGTTGGTGCAAACACTACAGCATGGCAAAACTTTGGTTACAAAGAACAGTTTTCTGGGATTCCTACATCATCTGCTTTTGCTCTGAAACATGGTGGTTCGAATGATGGATTACATGCGTTAGTAATTGATGAGACTGGTGAATTCACTGGTTCTAAAGGTGCAGTTCTTGAAACTTTCCCGTACATGTCTCAGTTCTCTGATGCTGTTGATGCGCAAGGTGCTTCAATATACTGGCGTGATGTGATGAACTCTGGTTCAAAATACATTTGGGTGGGAGATGCTCCTGCTGATGTGAGAACTGGTGGCACTTCAGGTGTTGGTAAATCAGTCGATATGCCGTTAAAATCTATTAACGCATCACTTGTTGTTCGACCTGCATCAGCAGAAGTCGTAGCAGTAGATGGTGTTGATGCGGTGCCGGGCGTTGATGCAGTACTTGCATCTCCTGAAGAAGTTGATTCCGATGGTAATGTCACTAAAATCGCAGTTGAAGCAGTTACGGGTCACCCCGCAGTTGCCGCAATTCCTGCAATCGAATACCAAGCTGCAGTTCCCGCAACATACTGGAATCATGACGGCACACCATATGCTTCCGGATATCCTACTGCTTACTGGCCTGATGATTTGTCTTCAGATCTTGCTTCAGAAGTTGATGCTAAGTCAGGTTTATTCAGTTTATATAGTGGTACATCTTACGCAACTATCCCATCTGCTTCTCCAAAAGACGCAGACTATTCAGAAGCGTTAAACGTAATTAAGAATGTCGATTTAGTCGATATTGATCTTATTATTGGTGGTGCATGTGATCCGGATCTTGCTACAATCTATACGAATTTCGTATCAACTCGAATGGATTGTCTTGCATTCCTTTCACCTAAAGAAAATGGAACTGCTCCTATTAACTTAAATGTTGATAAAGTTGTCGAATGGGCAGATAAAGTTCCATCATCGTCATTCATCGTACTTGACTCTACACCAATTAAAGTGTATGATAGATACTTCGATAAATACCGATTCGTTGCCGCATCTGGTGATGTTGCTGGTATTGTTGCACGAACTGAAAGACATTCAGATGCTTGGATGAGTCCTGCAGGTTTTAACCGTGGTGTAATGAAGAACGTTGTCGCATTAGGGATTAACCCAGATCAAACTCAAAGAGATCGTTTGTACCAGAGACGCGTCAATCCTATCACATCTTTCCCCGGCCATGGTTTCGTATTGTTCGGTGATAAGACTGGTTTAGGTGTTGAACTTAATTCTGCATTTAATAGAATCAATGTTCGTAGATTGTTTATCGTATTAGAACGTGCAATCAAAAAAGCATCAAGAGCTCAATTATTTGAGTTTAATGATGAATTCTCACGCGCACAGTTCCGTAACATGGTCGAACCATTCCTACGCGAAATCAAAGGAAGACGCGGTGTGTATGATTACATGGTAGTATGTGATGATTCTAATAACGGTGGATCAATTGTAGATGCTAACGAATTTGTAGCAGATATATACATCAAACCATCTAAATCAATCAACTATATAACGCTTAACTTTATTGCCACGCGTTCGGGTGTTGAATTCAGCGAAATCGTTGGCAAATAACAGGAGATAATAATGACACGTTTAGCAGTTGATAACTTTAAATCAAAATTAATTAATGGGGGTGCGAGAACTAACTTGTTCCAAGTAACCCCATCATTCCCATCATTTGTTGACGCAAATACTGAACTTGCATCTATCTTGTGTAAAGCAGCTTCATTACCAGCATCAACAATTACACCAATTGAAGTTAAGTTCCGTGGTCGTACACTCAAAGTGTCGGGTGAAAGAACATTCGAACCTTGGACAATCACAATCATCAATGATTCTAATATGGAAGTTCGTGATGCTTTTGAAACATGGTCGAATGGTATTAACTCACATGAGGGGAATATCTCAATGTCAACTCTTGATGATTACCAAGTGGATATGCAAATATCACAGTTGGATTCTCAAGGTGTTCCTGTTAAGGAATACAACCTAATTGGTTGTTGGCCTTCGTCTGTAAGTGCAATTGAAATGTCATATGACACTTCCGAGATTTCGGAATTTCAAGTAACTCTTGAATTTCAATATTGGACTTCAAATACTACATCATAAAAGAAGTATAAATATGGTGGTAGGGGTTATTCCTTACCACCATTATTTTATTATTAGGAAAAGATACAATGGCAGATTTATTCGGATTTGAGATAAAGAAAAAGAACAAGAAAGAGGATACTTTTGAAAAGGGTCGTTCCTTTGTAACTCCGCAGGATCAGTCCGGTGGCGTAGTTACAGCTGGAGGACATTTTTCGCAATATCTTGATCTGTCCGCAGAACAATTATCTGATGACGCGTCACAGATTAGAAAATATAGAGAAATCGCAACAGTTCCTGAATGCGACCAAGCAATTACAGACATTGTCTCAGAATCTATTGTAGGGGATAACGCAAATCCCATTACTCTTAATGTAGATTCATTAGACCAGTCTGATAAGATCAAAAAGATCTTTAAAGAAGAATTTGCTAATGTATTAAGTCTATTATCATTCAATCAGTATGGACATGAAATGTTCCGTAAATGGTATGTTGATGGTCGTATATATTACCATATCCTTATTGATGAAAAGAATCCTAAGAAAGGGATCTTAGAATTAAGACCTATCGAGTCAACTCGTATTACTAAAGTAAAAGAAGTTATTGAAGAAACCGATCCTAATACAGGGGCAAAGTTAATTGCAGGTGTTAAAGATTACTATGTATACTCGGATGAGGGTAATCATGGAGATCAAGCATTAAAGATATCTAAAGATGCTATTGTCTATGTACCATCAGGTCTACTATCATTTAAGAAAGATCGAGTAGTCGGTAATTTGGATAAAGCAATCAAAGCAGCTAACCAGTTAAGAATGATGGAAGATGCTCTCTTGATATACCGTATCGCAAGGGCTCCAGAAAGAAGAATCTTTTATATTGATGTCGGTAACTTAACTAAAGGTAAAGCAGAAGAATATCTTCGTGGTATTATGAACAACTACCGGAACAAGTTAGTGTATGATGCGGAATCCGGTGAACTCAAGGATGAACGTAAACATCTTTCTATGATGGAAGATTTTTGGTTACCACGTAGAGAAGGTGGTCGTGGTACTGAAATTTCAACGTTGCCGGGCGGTCAAAACCTTGGTGAGATTGAAGATATTGTATACTTTCAAAAGAAACTATACAAATCATTGAATGTACCTGTAGGTAGATTAGAATCTGAGAATCAGTTCTCTTTAGGTAGATCATCTGAGATCTCAAGAGATGAAGTTAAGTTTCAGAAGTTCTTAGATCGTATTCGTTCTAAGTTCTCTGATGTATTCATGCAAGCATTAAGGACTCAGTTAATACTTAAAGGTATTATTACCAGAGAAGATTGGGATGTTTTATCTAATAATATGACTGTCAATTTCGCAGAGGATACGTATTTCTCTGAATTGAAAGAAGCAGAGATGATTAGAGAACGTATAAATACGTTAAGAGAAGTTGACGAATATGTAGGTAAATATTACTCTGTATCATATGTGCGTAAACATATCTTAAATCAAACTGATGAAGAGATTGAAGAGATTGATAAGCAGATTGAAGATGAAAAAGAACAATATGGTGATGATGATGAAGATCTATAGTAGAAATCTTCATTCTTATAAATAAGTAATAGTAATAAAAGGGGTAATATTATGAGTGATGGGATAGCAGAATTGATTAATTCCATAGGAGACGGTGATAAATCCAAAGCAGAAGATCAATTTAAAACTGCAATGAATGGTAAACTGGCAGACATATTAACTCAGAGGACAGTAGATGTTGGTCAATCTATGATGTCTAGGGATAGCAGTCAACAAAAAGAAGAACAGGAATAATGAAACTAATAACAGAATATTACCAAGAAGATTTATCGTATTTCACCGAGGCCACTAAAACAGGCACTAAGAATACCTTTATTGAGGGTGTCTTTATGCAGTCTGAATCAAAGAATCGTAATGGTCGGTTATATCCTAAAACGGTAATGGAATCTGCGGTTAATAAATATATAGAAGAACAAGTGTCTAAAGGACGCGCAGTGGGTGAATTAAATCATCCAGCTGGGCCATCTATCAATTTAGATAAAGTTTCGCATCGCATCACCGAACTCAGATTTGAGGGAAATGATGTGATTGGAAAAGCACTAATACTAAACACTCCTATGGGTAAGATTGTAAAAGGTCTGATAGAAGGTGGTGTGCAGTTAGGTGTGTCAAGTCGTGGTATGGGAAGTATTGAGACAAAGAATTCTATGAATGTAGTTAAAGATGATTTTCATCTTGCTACAATCGACATAGTTCAAGATCCATCAGCACCAGACGCTTTCGTTAATGGAATAATGGAAGGTGTTGATTGGGTATGGAACAATGGTATTCTTGAATCTCAACAAATTGAGAAATATGAGACTGAAATAAGAAAAACAAATGCTAAGAATCTCTACGAGATGCAAAGTGTATTGTTTCATGATTTCCTCTCAAAACTTTAACAAGAAGGAGTAAGTAATAATGTCTGAAGAAATGCAAGATAGCATCGCCGACATCAATGAAGATCAACTAGAGATTATGTTGGAAGACGTTGAAGTTAAAGATGAGGAAATTCTTGATGAAGCAAAGTCTAAATCAAAGGTAGAAGATGCCGATGATGAAGATGACGTTGAAGTCAAAGATGATGAAGATGAAGAAGAAGAAGAAGATGAAGAAGTAGTTGAAGAAGTTGAAGAATCTAATGTTGATTTCTCTGACGATTTAAGTGCATTGGTTGAAGGTGAAGCATCTTTAGCTGAAGGATTTAAAGACAAAGCTGCGTTAATCTTTGAAGCTGCTATTTCATCTAAACTGAAAGTGGAAGTTGCTAAACTAGAAGAGTCTTTTGAGATAAAACTAGAAGAAGCAACAGTAGAAGTACGGGAATCTTTAGTAGATAAAGTAGATTCATACCTATCATATGTTGTCGAGCAATGGACGGTTGATAACAAATTGGCAGTAGAATCTGGTTTAAGAACTGAAATTGCTGAATCTTTTATGTCATCATTGTATGATGTATTCGCTGAACATCACATCGAAGTACCAGAAGATAAAGTTGACTTGGTTGACGAACTTGCAGAACAAGTTTCTAAACTAACGGGTCAATTGAATGATTCTGTAGATCGTGGTATTGAGTTGACTGATACTATTCATGATCACCAAAGAGTGGAAGCAATTGCTGAAGCAACTACTGGTATGACTGAATTAGATATCGAGAAATTCAAAGGTTTAGTAGAATCAATTGATTTCGATGATACAGAATCTTTTACATCTAAAATCGAAACTATAAAGGAATCATATTTTAAAGTCACGGGTTCAACTAAAGTTCAAGAAGAAGAACTTCTTGTAGTAGAATCTAATGATAGTACGATATCCAATACCATGGCTGCATATGTAGCCGCAATTAATAATAACACACAATTCTAATCGGAGAATAAATAATGTTTGGTTCACAAAACTTAATGGAAAAATGGGGCCCAGTACTTGATGCTGAAGGCACTGAAACAATTCAAGACAAACAAAAACGTGCAATTACTGCCGTTGTCTTAGAAAACACTGAAAAAGCACTTGCTGAAGAACGCGGTCAATCTGCATTCTTATCAGAAGCTGCTAACTCAACAACATCTGGAGCAGTTGCTGATTGGGATCCTATCCTAATCTCTTTGGTTCGTAGAGCAATGCCAAATATCGTTGCATATGATATTGCTGGTGTTCAACCAATGACTGGCCCAACTGGTTTGATCTTCGCGATGAAGTCAAAGTATAAAGCTGCGTCTGGTGATACAGAAGCATTAGGTTTAGATGCTCCTGATACTTCTTTCTCAGGTAAACACAGTACTGCTACAGCAGAAACTTTGGGTACTCCTGCAGGAACTGCTTTCGCTGAAATGGCATTCACTATTGATAAAACTACTGTTACTGCACAAACTCGTGCTTTAAAAGCAGAATACACAATGGAACTTGCTCAAGATCTTAAAGCAGTTCATGGTTTGGACGCTGAGTCTGAATTAGCGAATATCTTATCTACTGAAATTCTTGCTGAAATCAACCGCGAAATCTTAGACACTGTTAATACTAATGCTGTTGTTGCTTCTGACATTGATTTGTCTGCCGCTGCTTCTGCTGGTAATGATGGTCGTTGGGCTGTTGAACGTTACAAAAACTTAGGTATGAAGATTGAGTTAGAAGCAAATGCTATCGCAGTTGCGACTCGCCGTGGTAAAGGTTCTTTCATCATCTGTTCTTCAAACGTAGCATCTGCTCTTGCAGCTTCTGGTGTTTTAGATTATGCTCCTGCATTGTCTACTGGTTTGAAAGTTGATGCAACTGGTTCTTTGTTTGCTGGTGTTTTAAACGGTTCTTTGAAAGTATTCATCGATCCTTACGCTGCAACTGACTACGTTACTGTTGGTTATAAAGGTACTAATGCATATGATGCTGGTATCTTCTATTGCCCATACGTTCCTTTAACTATGGTTAAAACTATCGGTGAAAATGATTTTCAACCACGCATCGGGTTTAAAACTCGTTACGGTATCGTTGACAATCCTTATGTTGCTGGTGGTGCTGGTAATAACTCTTACTTCCGCAGCTTCGGTGTTGCTGGTATCCAGTAAGATGTACGATAACAATTAGTCTACCTTAGGACACAATTGGGAAAGGGACTCTTCGGAGTCCTTTTTTTTGCCTTGTATAAATAGAAGTATCTAATATAAGGTGATAACATGTCTAAAACGTCCAACGTGAACTTCCTAAGTCCTACTAATTTTAAAGTTATATTAGGTAATGTTCCTAATACCGAATACTTCTGTACAGGAATCACAGTCCCTGCAGTATCATTATCCTCTGATACCCCAGAATTTGCTACTCCAGCCGGTAATGTTAGATTACGTCCAACTAAAATGAACTATGAGTCAGTATCAATCAAATTGATTATTGACGAAAACCTTGAGAATTATACCGAACTATCTAAGTGGATGCATGACTCATGGGATGGTTCAAACACTTCGGACGATTCGGTTGACTTAACTCTTATGATTATGAATTCCAAAAATAATCCAGTCAAATCATTCATATTCACCGATGTCTTTCCCGTAGAATTAGGTGAACTCACATTCTCATCATCCGAGTCTGAAGTGATGTATATTACATCAGATGTTACTTTCGAATACACACAAATGATATTAAAATAAGGAGAACATCATCTATAATATTGAAGATATACTTAAAGAATGGAAAGTTGATGTGGAGATCGATCAAATGGCACTTGATGATGCTTCACTCAAATCAGCAACATTACATGCAAAATACTTGGAAATGTTGACTAAAACAAAACTCGAATTGAAGTACTTGGAATCTCAACTAGAGATGCAATACAAAGATAAATGGTTATATTATACCGGTAAAATGGATACCAGAAGAACCCAACAACTTGGATGGGATCCAGATCCACTAAATGGACTTGTCAAACCTACTACTAAAGAATTGGAATATTACTACAATGCAGATCCGGATCTACAGAAAATATCAGGGAAAATTGACTTAGGTCAGTCAATAACCGATCTCCTTGAAGAAATAATGGGACACATTCGTTTCAGATCAAATAATATTAAAAATATTATCGAATGGAGAAAGTTCGTTAACGGGGCATCATAACGAAAGACTATATATGTCATACATCGTATGCTATAGACTCATCACCCAATTTAAGTATCATCTAAGGAATTAACTAATGGAAACAATAACAGTCCGCAAGAAGAATCATGCGATGTTATCAATAATAACGGAACCCTCTATTGATTATGAACTATCATCACATTTTGAATGGTATGTGCCGGGCTATAAGTTCATGCCAGCATTTAAGAACAAACAGTGGGACGGTAAGTTTAGACTCTATAACACTATGCAAAAGGAAATACCATCAGGGGTATTTGCATATGTTAAAGAATTTGCCCAAGCGCGTGGATATGACCTGAATATAGAACATTGTCCAACATACGGATCAGTCAACACTAAAATAGACATTGATGCTCGAGAATTGGTACAATTCATAAAAACCTTGACTTTAACCTCAGGTGGTGTTAAAATAGAACCAAGAGAATATCAAGTTAAAGGTATCCTCCATGCAATACAAAACAAATCTTCACTACTTCTAAGCCCTACAGCATCAGGTAAATCATTAATCATCTACTGTGTACTTAGATGGTATATACAGAATTATAATAAGAATGTACTTCTGGTCGTACCTACTACATCACTGGTAGAACAGATGTATTCTGATTTTGAGGATTATTCAAAGTATGATGAAACCTTTGAGGTGGAAGAAAATACACATAGAATCTATTCAGGTAAAGACCGAATCTCAGAGAAACGGATTGTAGTCACTACTTGGCAATCTATCTATAAAATGTCATCACGATGGTTCGAATCATATGGCATGATTATTGGGGATGAAGCACATACCTTTAAAGCAAAAAGTCTCACATCTATTATGTCTAAATTGAGAGATGCGGACTTTCGTATAGGTACAACTGGGACGGTTCCCGAGGGTTCGGGGGATTGTCATAAACTCATATTAGAAGGACATTTCGGCCCTATATATAAGGTCACAACTACTAAACAGTTGATGGATGCGGGAACACTTGCTAAGTTATCGATTAATATGTTACTGCTCAAGTACACTGAAACTGAATGTAAGTCAATGAAGAAGTTTACGTATCAAGAGGAAATAGACTTTATTGTCTCTAACCCGAAACGTAATAAGTTCATCAAAAATCTCGCACTTGACCAAGACGGTAATACCTTAGTTCTTTTCAACTTAGTCAAAAAACATGGGGAACCGCTATTTAAAATGATACAAGACGGTGCGGAGAAAGGTAGAAAGATATTCTTTGTATCTGGTGCAACACCTACTGATGATAGAGAACGAATTAGACAGTTGACAGAGAAAGAAAATGATGCTATTATTGTAGCTTCTCTCGGTACTTTCTCAACAGGTATTAACATTAAGAATCTACATAATATCATATTTGCTTCACCGTCTAAGTCTCAGATTAAAGTCCTACAGTCTATCGGTAGGGGTCTCAGAAAATCTGACACTGGACAATCTACTGAAGTATTCGATATTGCAGATGATCTACATTATAGAAAACGACAGAATTATACTCTTCTTCATTCAGGGGAACGTATTAAGATATATTCTAAGGAACAATTTGATTATGATATATATGAGGTACAGTTATGAATACTTTACCTGATATTAGACACTTTCAATTATCTACCGGTACGTCTATTATAGCATATGTTACAACCGTGAATGAAACCACATTTACTTTGGAAATACCGTTTGAAGTGGTCATAACAGAAGACTCTTCTGGGGAATCATATCAGACATTTAAGGCATATATGAATCTAAGCTCTATTGATAACTATATTAGAATAGATAAATGTAATATCATATGTGAGTCTGAATGTCTCAATGCAATCAAATACCAATACATAATGATGGTAGATAAACTCTCATCTACCGATGAGAGTGAAGATATTCTAGGGGATGATGATTATCTCTCGGATTCGAACAAATCAATCGAGGACAACTCAGACGGTAACTCTGGGAATACTTTACACTAATTTATACTACTCATCCCTTTCCCCCATAACTAAGTTATATTATACCACAGGAATAGATATCTGTCAAGCCCTTTGTGATGTTTTTATTAAATATATTATAATGAAAATAGTTCTTGACATTACCTATTATGTGGTGTATAATGAGGTTAATTCTAACAGATAAAGGGTTATATTATGTCAAGTGAAGTTAATAAAACTGAAAGTGGACAACCAACACACTATTTAAATAATAAAGAGTTTTCACAAGCAGTAGTCGATTATGTGGATGCATGCAATTCAGCAAAGGAAGCCAATGAAGCGGTTCCTATTGTTCCCGATTATATTGCAGAATCTTTCCTAAAGATATCAAACAAACTATCCAACCGTTCAAACTTTTCACGATATACCTATAGGGATGAAATGGTTATGGATGCTGTAGAGAATTGTCTTCGTGCGATTAATAACTACCGATACGACTATACAACACGAACGGGTCTACCTAATGCATTTTCATACTTTACCCAGATATGTTTCTATGCCTTTATCCGAAGGATTCAAAGAGAAAATAAACAAGTTGATATCAAAAATGCCTTTACTTTAAATGCAGATCATGCGTCCTTCCTTCATTACGGTGAGTCTGGTCTGGATCCTAATGAATTCACTGGTAACATCGAATCTTCAATTAATACACTAAAAGATCGTATTATTGTTGTGGAAAGATCTAAGAATCTTTCTAGTGCCTCAACTAGGAAGCTAGAGAAATGGGAGAAACTACTACTAGAACCACCTAAATTGCTTGAGCAATTCTACACAAAATCCTAATCACTATTGAGAGTCTTATATAATGAAAATCGCAATACTAAATGATACTCATGCTGGTGCCAGAAACTCATCATCAATATGGATAGAATATCAAAGAAGATTTTATGAAGAGATATTCTTTCCATACTGTGATGAACATGGTATTAAAGAAGTACTTCATCTTGGGGACTACTACGAATCAAGGAAACATGTCAATTTTAAAGCACTTCATGAGAATAGACGACATTTCCTTAAACCGTTAGTTCAAAGAGATATGACGATGAACATCTTGCCGGGCAACCATGATGTCTTTCATAAAAATACTAATGATCTATGCGCACTAAAAGAACTATTAGGGTATTATACTGAGAACGTAAAGATTCATATGGATCCTGTGGAACTTGATTATGACGGACTAAAGGTCGCACTTGTCCCTTGGATAACATCCGACAATCACAAGAAATGTCTCGACTTTATTAAAACCTCTTCGGCTCCTATTATTGCGGCTCATCTTGAACTTAAAGGATTTGAGATATCTAGAGGTGTTATGTATCAACATGAGGGTTGGGTAACACCTTCGGCTTTTGATAGATATGATCAAGTGATTTCAGGTCACTTCCACATTGCATCTGAAAAGGGTAATATTAGATATCTTGGGTCTCAAATTGAGTTTACATGGAATGATCATAATGATAAGAAGTACTTTCATGTACTCGATACCGAAACCCGAGAGATTACTAAAGTATTAAATCCTATCCGGATGTTCGAAATCATTTACTATGATGATGAAGTGACTGATTATACTCTTCATGACGTTGAGGAATATAAGAATAAGTTCATTAAAGTGTTTGTTAAAAATAAGACCGATCCATTCTTATTTGACAAATTCATCGATAGATTGACTGACATCGGAGTACATGATCTTAAGGTATCGGAAACCTTTGTATCTGACATAGACTCTACTGTAGTGGCTGAGGATATAACTGATACTGGGGATCTATTGAACGCTTACGTTGACGCACTTGACACTCAACTGGATAAAGAACAGATAAAGTGCATCATACAATCATTATATACAAACGCGCAATCTTTGGAGATCCAATAATATGATAACATTCCATAACTTAAAATGGTCGAACTTTCTATCAACTGGGAATACCCCTACATCAGTTCAACTTGATAGATCCCCATCCACTTTAATTGTAGGGAATAATGGTTCGGGAAAGTCTACCATGATTGATGCACTTTCCTTCGGACTCTTCGGTAAACCACATAGAAACATTAAGAAGTCGCAGTTAGTTAATAGTATCAATCAAAAAGATTGTCTAGTTGAGGTGGATTTCTCTGTAGGTTCTGTATCTTATAAGATCATTCGTGGTATTAAACCGGCTAAGTTTGAGATATATGTTGATGATATCTTCATTAATCAATCATCGACCACTCGAGATTATCAGTCATACTTAGAACAGAATATATTGAAACTGAATCATAAATCATTTCATCAGATTGTGGTTCTTGGTGCATCATCATTCGTTCCGTTCATGCAACTCAAGTCTTCCACGCGCAGAGATGTTATTGAGGATGTACTTGATATTCAGATATTCGGTACAATGAATCAGATATTAAAACAAGACATCTCTCAGATTAGAGACGACTTGAAGGATCTTGACTCAGATATCACCACAAAGAATGCTTCTATTAATATGCAAAAGAAACATATTAGGGAAATTCAGGTACTTAATGAATCGCATATATATAATAAGTATTCAGAAATAGATACCATTGCTGAAAAGATATTAACACTTGAAGCGACAAATAAGGGCTTGACAGACGGACTTGAGTCTAGTATAATAGAGACAACTGCGAAACTAATGGAGATAGAGGAAAAACGGAAGTCTCTACATAAGTTCGAGGTTGGTATTGCTAATGGCATTAGACGGGTGAACAAAGACACTAAGTTCTATGAAGATAATAATGATTGTCCTATCTGTAAACAGGAGATAGATTCGGAGTTTAAGTCGAATCAAATTAAATCTTCCAAAATCAGATATGCTGAACTGCATGAAGGTCATGTTAAGTGTGTCGAGGAGATCCAAGTTCATAATGCACAACGTGAATTTGTGGATTCTCAGTTGTCAATCATTAAAGGTGTTAGACAGGAATCCCAATTAAATGCGGGACTCATTACATCCTATAATACTGCCATTAGGGATATTGAACGCAACATTGTGGAACTGAAGGGTGCAGGGAGTTCTGAGATGTCTATAAAAAGGGCAAACGAGGATCTTTCTGCAATAACCGAAGAACTGCAGTCGTCAATGGTTGATAGGGTGGCTCTTGGTGAGAAGAATAATTATAATTCGGTCATATATGAGGTATTGAAAGATACCGGTATTAAGACTCAGATTATAAGACAGTACTTACCTATGATCAATCAGTTGGTTAATAAGTATTTACAGGTAATGGATTTCTATGTATCGTTTTATTTGGATGATACCTTTAATGAAACTATCAAGTCACGACATAGGGATATATTTTCATATCAATCATTCTCGGAAGGGGAGAAGATGAAGATTGATTTAGCCATCTTGTTTACATGGAGAGAAGTCGCGAGGGTTAAGAACTCTATGTCTACGAATCTATTGATATTAGATGAAACCTTCGATTCGTCTTTAGACACGGACGGGATTGATAGTTTGATTAAGATATTAGTTACTATGTCGGATTGCAACTTGTTTGTTATCTCGCATAAGGGTGAAATCTTAGAAAACAAGTTTAGACATAAGATGCAGTTTTCTAAAGATAAGAACTTTTCGAAAATAGTTTAAAATAGTTCTTGACAATAGGATATATATACTGTATAATGTACTATATTAAATGAGTAATACAACTAAATAATAAAGAGGATTTGTAATGAAATTGAATGAAAACACACTAAATGTACTTAAGAACTTTGCTTCAATCAACCCAAACATTGTGATTGAGCAGGGTAACGTGCTTAAGACGGTATCTGGTGCTAAGAATATTATGGCACAGGCTACTGTAACCACTACATTTCCCTCAAACTTTGGCATTTATGATCTCAATGAGTTTTTAAATGCCATAAGCATGATAGACGACCCAGAATTCATATATGAAGGGGATACGTCTGTCATTATACGAAGTGAAGATAAAACACAATCAATCAAATACTTCTTTACCGAACCTAAGATTCTAATCGCACCAAGCAAATCAATCGATATGCCTACATGTGACTTAGAATTTGAGTTGGCTGAAGAAGATATTAATAAGATTAAACGTGCAGCGTCCACCTTCAAATCGGATACACTTGTTATTACACCAGATAATGGGGAATTAGTTCTGTCAGTCAGAGATATTGATGACAAAACGTCTAACTCGTATTCAATTAGAGTTAGTCCAAGTAAATATCCAGAATATGATTTTAGATTTGTATTTAACATCTCTAATTTTAAATTTATCTCTGGAGATCTTGATGTTCGGATTTCAAAATCCTTAATTGGCGAATTCGCAGTTAAGAATACGGAATCTAAATATTGGGTCGCCCTTGAGACATCTTCTACATTCACAAAATAGGAAATAATAACATGACAACAACAACTGAAGAAAACGTAGTAACAACACCTGAAGAAGTCCAACCACAAGAAGTTGGTTTAACATTAAATGAAATTTCAGGAGCAGTATCCATCATTGATGTGTGTTCTGAACGTGGTGCCTTTAAAGGCCCTGAGTTGGCAGAAGTGGGAACTCTACGAGGTAAATTAACTGCGTTCCTTGATGCGCATGCGCAGGAAAGTCAACCCACCGAAGGTGCTGAACCAACGACTGAACAGGTTGATGGGTAATGTTTGATTTTGGATTCACTGCGGTTGATGAAGAGGAACTTGAATCCGTAAGAGAACTCAAGACATCGGTAAAGACCTCAGGTGAAGTTGCTCATGAGACGGAAGAACGGTTGAATTCTTTATATAATGCTATTCTTCCGTTATTGAGTAATCTGAAGGCAAATCCAGAAAAAGATTATATCTATTGGCCGAATAGAACGAAAAAGGTAGAAGAGTTTGAAGATATCATTGCGAAGATTATACAGTAATAAACCACTTGACAAGTCTTCGTATTTGAGATATAATATATATAATAATTGATAAAGGACAATATAATGAGTAATGATAATGAGTTTTTGTGGTGTGAGAAATACAGACCACAGAACATAAATGATACAATTCTACCGAAAAACTTGAAGTCTATATTTACCAATATCGTCAAGACCGGTGAACTTCCTAATATGTTGTTCACTGGTTCTGCCGGTGTCGGTAAAACTACAGTAGCTAAAGCACTTTGTGAAGAGATGGGTCTTGACTATATCGTAATTAACGGATCTGATGAAGGACGTAGAATTGACGAGTTAAGAGATAAAGTTAGACAATTCGCATCTTCAGTATCACTGGGTGGTGGTTATAAAGTGGTTATCCTAGATGAAGCAGATTATCTTAATCCTCAATCTGTACAACCTGCACTTCGTTTCTATATGGAAGAATTCTCGGATAACTGTAGGTTTATCTTAACAGGTAACTTTAAGAATAGAATCATTGAACCTATTCACTCAAGATGTTCGAACATCGACTTCGTTATACCCAAAGCACAAAAACCTAAAATCGCAGAAGAGTTCTTCTCTCGAATTAGAGACATTCTTAAGATTGAAGAGGTGACGTATGATATTCCATCATTGGTTGCGTTAACTCAAAAGTACTTCCCTGATTTCCGTAGAACTCTAAATGAACTGCAGAAGTATTCTATTTCAGGTTCTAAGGTGATTGATGCAGGTATATTAACAGAGGTGGGTGATGTGGATATATCAGGGTTAATGTCTTATCTGAAAGCAAAAGATTTCGGTCAAATGCGAAAATGGGTTGTCAACAATATTGATCAAGACACACCGGTCATTATTCGTAAACTCTATAATACAATGTCATCTTATGTTAAACCACAATCAATACCTACCATCGTATTGATATTATCTGAATATCAATATAAAGATGCATGGGTGGCTGATAAAGAACTCAACATGGTTGCTTGTCTTACTGAAGTGATGAGTTCTGTGGAGTTCACATAATGAATCCATTTGAGTATGTCTCATCGATTAATTATACTAAGAAAGATATAATGGTCAATGATGCCGCCGAGAAATCCTATGAACCCTTTTTAATTAATCGATCCCTCTCATACTTTCAAGATACCGTACTATTGTCTAATGAGATGAATATCAACCACCATATTGACTCAAAATTGCAATATGATTTCCTTATAAATACAATTAGAAAACGAAAACGATTTTCTAAATGGGATAAACCTGATACTTTAAATGCAATAAACGCTATCATGGAATACTACAAGTACTCCGAAGATAAGGCAAAAAGTGTTATTGGAATATTAGGTAATGATGAAATTGATAGGATAACGGAAATGGTGAGCAAAGGTGGAATTAAGAAATAATAATGAGGTAGTGGAATGGACTCCAAATATTATGTTAGAAGTTCGTTTAAATGAACCAGATGACTTTTTAAAGGTCAAAGAAACATTGACTAGAATTGGTATACCATCGAACCCGTCAAAGGGTAATATACTAAGTCAGTCATGTCATATATTACATAAACAAGGTAGATACTTTATCGTACATTTTAAAGAATTGTTCATTCTTGACGGTAAACCAAACAATCTACTAGAGAATGATTTACAACGTAGAAACACAATTACTACGTTGTTGTCAGATTGGGGATTAGTCACTATACTTGACGAAACCCTTTCACAAGATAGAGCTCCACTTAAACAGATAAAGATTATACCTTTCGCTGAAAAGAAAAAGTGGATTCTATCACCAAAGTACAATATAGGTAATATTAGAGGTAGGTAATAATGCAGACCTCATATCTATATTGATTTAACTATTTGCCTGATTTTCAGGGAATAAACACTAATGCGCTCTAAGGAGGCAACACTATGAATAAACTTAATTTTCCACGACCACCACAGTATATCGGATTCGACCGTATGTTTAATGAAATTGAACGTATCGGAAACCAAATCGAAACTGGATATCCACCTTATAACATAACTAAAGTATCTGACGAAAAGACTATTATCGAAATAGCAGTCGCTGGGTTTTCTTTACCTATGTTAGAAATTGAAGTAAGAGAAGGTAAACTTACTATTTCTGGTGAAAATGCTTCCAAAAAAGACACCACCTATGTACACAAAGGTATCTCTTCACGTAAATTCACTAGAGTTTTCAGACTATCTGAATATACAGTTGTGTCCAAGGCTAGTTTAATTGACGGCATTTTGTATGTTGAGTTGGTGCAGGAATTACCTGATGCAATGAAACCACGGAGAATCCCTATCAATACGAATGGTGATTCTCAAACCGCAGATGAATTGCTGTTAGGTTAAATGAAACGATTAGACCCGCTTAATGTGGGTCTAATCCTTTTTTAGTACTTGACATTACCACCAAACTGGTGTATAATGACTATTAAATAATAAGGAAACTATAAGATGACTAAAGAAATTAAGATCGTAAGATTGAGTTCGGGTGAAGAATTACTATGTGAGTATGAGCAGTTAACGGGAACTGCATTGTTGACTAATCCTGTGATCATTATCCCCACCGCAGAAGGTAAAATCACCTTTATGCCGTATATGTCGTATGCTCATGCAACTGAGCTGAGAATCGAGAACCCCAACCAATTCATTATGTTTATTGTCGATCCCGTAGATGAAATGAAAGCAAAATATCTAGAAGTTGTGGATCCATCCCCCATTGCAAAACCATCATCGAAAATCATTATTTGACAAACCAAGTAGTGTGTGGTAAAATGTCTATTACATAATGAGAATAAGGTGAGATATAGTGACAAATTTTTATACATCGGTGAACCGATACGGTAACAATCTATTAGTGAGAGGGTATAAATCAGGACATCGTTTCTCGGAACGTGTTAAGTTTAAACCCACTTTCTATTTACCATCGGACAACCCAAAGAATACATGGAAGTCCTTAAAGGGTGAATCCCTTGAGGAACTCAAGTTCTCTGATATGCGGGACGCTAAAGAGTTCCTACAATCAATGGACGATATTGATAATCTTAAAGTGCATGGTACGAATAATTACATCGCACAATACATCCAAGAACAATATAAAGGTGAGATTCCCTTTGCTCGTAATAAAATCAATGTGACCTCAGTCGATATTGAGGTTGCATCTGATGATGGATTCCCAGAACCTGAATTTGCAGCTCATGAAGTACTCTCTATTACAATTAAATCCTCTGTAGATAATACATATTATGTATGGGGTCTTGAGCCATACTCAGTGAAAGATTCAATTCATAAACATCTTAAGATAGAGTATGTCGAATGTTTTGATGAAAAGGATCTACTTCGTAAGTTCGTTGGACATTGGAGCTCACCGAGATTCGTACCTGATGTTC